AAAGGGTAAGTTGCACGATCAACTACGTTATCCATTGCCCGTACTACGCTTGGTATATCCTCTTTCAGCATATCCATGTCGAAGATGTACTTACCGTCTTCATGCGTACTAACAACATATTTTGTAAGATTGAATGATCCCAACAAGCAAGCACCATAGGGCGGTAACGGTTGTTCACCGCAAGGGTTGGTAGCAACAATTTTCTCACAGTAATGGAGATTATTCTTACGGTTTATGCGGTCAATAAACAGGATACCTGGTTCAGCCCAATCCCATGTTGATCTTAAAATATCGTCCCACAATGCCCGTGCATTCACGGTAGAATACACACGGTCTTCAAACACCAGATCAAATTGACCATTAGTCTTAACCGCTTCCATAAATGCGTCTGTAACGCCTACAGAAATGTTAAACCCTGTGAGTTCAGTACTGTTATTTTTAGCACGGATAAACTTTTCGATATCGGGGTGATCCACCCTTAAAACTCCCATTTGAGCGCCCCGTCTGTGTCCTGCGGAAGCAATGGTGTGGCATACACTATCAAATATAGCCATGAAGCTAAGAGGGCCACTAGAACGACTGTCTAAGCTCTTAATAAGCGCACCGTGAGGGCGAAGCGTAGAGAAGTCATATCCTATACCGCCGCCAAGCTGCATGGTTCGAGCGGCTTCTTTAGCCGCATCCATAATACCTTCCATGCTATCTTCAATCGTACCTGATACGAAACAGTTATATGGAGTGACGGTTCGTGGTGCGCCCATTGCAGATTGGACACGCCCCGCTGGTAAGAACCGCTGGTTATATAGAATGTTTCTAAACTGATTGAAGTGTGGTTCATCATCTTTCAATGCTTCTGCCACACGGGTCATTGCCTCGTGGAAGGTTTCCCCTTCACTACGGTATTTATCTTTGTGGATCTGCTCGCTGATAGGTAATGTAGGCCCGTATGCGTTTTTTAGCATTATATGCTCCCTTAAACTAAGTCTTTTAGATTTGGTTCTTCATAATTTGGCCCTTTGAGAACTTTCCCGTCCTCCCGGTAAATGGGCGCACCGTCATCATCCAATTTGCTCATATTGGACGCATGTACTCTGCGAATTGCTTCGTCTAAATCCCAACCAAATTTAGCCGCCATTCCGAATGTGACGTAGACTAAATCTGCTAGTTCTTTGACCATGTTTTCAGCATCTGTGGCTGACAAAACTTCGGCATATTCTTCTTTAATAAGCACAGTTCTAAATAGATCTGCGGTACTGCCTTTGGCCCACTCATGGTTCAATGACTGCCCATAAACACGGGCAAAATGCTTAACCATATCCAACGGCGATTTGCCCAGATATGTATCAGGATCACGAAGAGCCTCAGATCCTTCATTGAAGTATTCGTACCCTGGGGTCATTCTTCGTCCTCCAGAATATGGGCTTTTAGAAGTTCTGATTTGAGGCGGTTAATGTACCAAACAGCCTTATCCAGATCTTGGATGCCGCCTTTGTATTCGTGACGCCAGAGATACTTTATTGCATTTCCTTGGCAGTACTTTTGGAAACCTTCAGGGCCTAGAGCAGCCTTGATGGCATCAATACATTCGATACCAGATTGGTTGTAATGCGGGGGGCTATTAACGGCATCCATCAATTAGGTCTTTTCTTACCGTTGATGGGGACTACCTTGGTATCATTCATCCTATCGATAAGTTCAGCCGCAGGTTCAAACATACCTTGTTGTGAATCAAATTCCTCAACATCGAATAAGGCGCTTCCGAAAACAGCCATTGTAGGAGAGGCCGTAGCCGCCATCATAGATAAACCACGAAGTAAGAAGAGCATGTAAGCTTCAGTCTCTTCATCAAGATCATCATCAAAGTTTGCTAGGCTGGAAACGATGGTATTTCCCTTTTCGTCAAGGGACAGTACCAAGGCCACGGTGTTCATTTCTAAATCTTCTGCATTCATTTTTTAATCCTTTGTAGCAAATCGAAAAAGTGAGAAGCATCCAAGACAACCAAAGGGGTTTGTCTGTCAGCTTTTATGACTGCGAGGGGTTCAGCACCTTTGGGGCAATTGGCTTCCGCTTGCTCCATCACTTTGTAGATTGCGAAGCTTTTGTTGCTCTTGCATTCTACGGAGTAGGGAAAGAGTCTCCTGGCGGCAGGGGATAACTGAATATCCTCTCCGTTTTGCCCCATTCCAGTGGAACGGACATCATCAGGTTCTAACTTAGGGAACCTTACCAGGATTTGATCTCTAACCCACTGTTGGTGCTTTCTCCCCTTCGCCTTTGCAGACGATGGTTTGATAGGCATTAGTCCTCGCTGACGTACCATTTGAATGGTGGATTGACTGCCGTACTCTCAGGCTGCGCCTTGTACTGAACACCGGGGTAGCAAGAAGTTTTGAAGTCACACATGCCGCAGTTATCTTTACTGAGATACTTACGTCCTGTGGGAGTTCTCTTATAGCTATCCTCAATGGGATCAAAACAACGCTTGAACGGGGCATCACTGTCTAAAGTTCGTACCGTAGACTTCATCTTCTCTAGAACGATCTTACGTTCTGAGGGGCTGTTGTCTGCATCTACAACCATAACTTCGCCATTAGATTTGTTTACTACAATCCAACCGCCAACAGGTATGCTCTGCGCTTCTGAGTAGGCCATGAGTTGACCAACGTAACCAAAGTTATCGGACTTGCGTAAGCCACGATATCCTTCGCTCCACTTATTAGCAAAGGCCCAGGGGGAACACGACTTCACATCAAATTCTTTACCGTCGATTTGAACATCGTCCTCACCCTTAATAGTCACGCCCTCAAGATCTAAAGAAACCTTCGCCTTACCACCTGTGATATTAGCATCCGCTACTTTAAGTATGAGTGTCATAATCTCTTCGATCATGTACCCGTGCAGCATCTGCATTACAAAGTGGTAAGGTTTTCTAGAAGGTTCAGCCCCAGACTTCTGCATTTGCAAGACACACGTTGGTCTACCAACATTGGACCCACGAATTCGGAAATCTTTTGATCTAGGGGTGAGGCTTTTCTTTAGTTCCCGTTTGATATTTTCACCAACCGCATCAATCCATTCATCTTTAACAACCAGATCGTCATATTCGTCGTTAGACATACGATCCATCGTCATGTGAATGAGTTCTTGTAGCATTAAGCTACATCCTCATAGTCAGCGTCCAGGCTTTCATGCATCTGGTCTAGGACTTGCGAGGCTTCTGCTTCGTAGACATCACCTTTAATTGCTTTGTAGTACTGACCATCAACGTAAGCATTTTCATCATCTATGATCTGCTTAATCATTGTAAGTGTATCGAAGATGTCTTTGTCGATTGGCAGAGGTGAACCGAAATCAGGAGAGTACTCAAAAGTATAGTAAGCCTTGCCCGTTGAAGCACTTTTCCTACGGTGCGTTTCCACACCAATGGCAAAATTCCACATACTAGATCCACGGGGAATCTGTTTTAAAAACTGTGTCTCAAAAGGAGAATATATCCTGTTCTTTTCATCCAGGCGATAATTATTCTGACCCTTTAGGCGCATCAATACAGGATGATTTTCATAAGTCTTTTCTTCACCAGAAGAAGACACCCCCGTATAAGACACAAGGCCCCGTAGCTGCCTTTCATTTTTTACACCTGAATACTTTTTTCTCTGTTCGTCAGTCATGTCCCGCATCTCTTTGGAACTAGGTTTTCCGCAACGTAGTGTACCTTTCGTATCCCGTGCTTCCTCGAAAAAATCTGTGAGTAAACGGCTTTTGCATGCCATCTTCTTTTCTTGAGCATCATACAAAGTATACTGATGCATCTGGCTTAAAGGACGAAATGTAAAAGATTTTGCGTAAAAGTAATTTTTATCGCTGCCTTTAACGAACACATGGCCCATATCTAAACGGGTTCCACTGTCATCTTCATCCTCGTAGTTAATTTTTAGTTCATCCATAAGGACTTTTGAATTTTCTACGCCTGATGCGCCAAGTTCTTTTGCCATTGCTGCGAGGTCTGCTGCCTGTACTGTTGTTAGGTCACCCATTGGTGTCTCCTTTATTATTGAGTTTATAATGTACCACAGTTAAGCACCACTAATCAAGTGGAATCTCTTCCTGGTCAAGCCAGTTAGCCCCTACTGTCATTTCTACATCTAGGGGTAATACAGGTTTATAATCAAAGCGTTGCTCTAATTCTTCGCCCACATTTGCCATAGCTTCTACTAAAACTTTTTTTACCTGCGTCAATTCATCTGGGTGGCAATCCACTACAATTGAGTCGTGTACCGTTAAAATGAGTTTCGACTTCAGGTTGTGCTTCTTAAACAGCCTTAAAGCACGGATACAGGCCAGAGGTACTATGTCCCCTGTGGCAAATCCTTGGATCGGATAGTTGACTACCTGAGTAGCATTCGTGACACGACCATTCTTTAGCCTACGAGCATTAGGCCAGTAATACTGTCTGCCACTAGGCGTCTGGACTATGCCGTTCTTAACCACCCCGTCCATAAGACGTTGCTGGTAAGATTTTAGACCTTTGTAGATCACAAAGAATTCGTCGTAATATTTCTTCTCATGTTCCGCTAGACCTGACCCTTGCGAACCATACAAAGGAGCAAACGTATGAAATTTTATTTGAGCACGAGTTTCTTTGGTCACTTCTTCGGCAGGTATCCTATGAATGATAGAAGCTGTCTGCTTGTGGATGTCCTTACCATTCAGAATATCCTCAATAATCTGGGGATCTCTAGATACTTCTCCCGCAACACGAAATTCCAAACCGGAGTAATCAAATTCAACTATTTTGTAGTCAAATCTAGACACCATAGCTTTACGAACAGGGAAGCCTCTTTTCGGCATATTTTGTAGGTTAATATTGGAAGAACTAAGACGCCCGGTTGCGGTTATGCACTGGTTAAAGTTCGTGTGTATTAATCCGTTAGGACGGGTCCATGTTTCGATGCCTTTGACGAAGCTAGTTAAGTAGGTAGACACTGCCGAAAGCCTACTAATCTTCGTAAGGAACTCTACCGCTAGGTCATTGTTCTTACTTCTAGCATGAGAGATCAGAAGCTTTATTGTACCTTTGTCAGTCTTAAAACCATTCACGGAAGCATATTGAGGCCCAAGAGGACTTATCTTTAGCCCCGCCACCTTACCTGTAGGATTATAGAAAGCACCGACACCCACACATGACGGACACTTAGACAAGTTTTTATATGGGTCACCGGGAACTTTATAGGTGACCTTATTCTTTGTCCTAGTTTTCTGCTTGTACTTCTGCACCAGCCCTCGACCATCACACTCTGGACAGCAAACAACAGAAGTTTTCTGGATTACTTTAGTGTTTGAACGCACCGCAGTATTAAACTCTGCTTTATTCATACGAGGTGGGGGAAGGGGTCTACCTTCAGCGTTTGTACCAATGCGGAAGGTCTGTATGTGGTAGTCCCTGTTAACTACTTCTCTACTATATATAAGTTTAGATACATCTGCTCCTGAATTTAAATTGATTGGGGTATCCCCCATTACAATTTCTACGATCTCTTCCAAACGCTTGCTCAGTTCGTCATGCTCCTTTTGGAACTGCTCACCGATAGAGGAAAGTTCTTCTAAATCTATCTTTACCCCATTGGTTTCACACTCGACTAAGAATTCAAGCATTTCATTCATCAGGACGATAATAGGTTTTAAAGATTTATTTTCATCTGCCTCGAAAGCATCCATCTGAGATAGGTACACCCCAGCACATGATCTAACATCAGCCTCGGCATAGGGTATAACTACATCGTGCAGAGGCATGGCTTCAAAACCGACACCCGACTTAAACAGGTCATCGACTAGTTCACTTTTCTTTTGCTCAATCATCCCCAGCCACCTCTTCTTTGTGCTGTAGCTTTAAGCGACAATTGCTGACGCTGACCTTTAGCCAGGATGTATTCATTTATCATTGTGCAGCGGATTGTAGGCGGGATCGGCATACCCATAGCCTTTAGCCATAGGACATCGAATTTGGCATTGTGTGCCACTAGCACGTCAGCTTCTTGCAAAGCTTCTCGCAAAGGTTCGGGGCTGTCAGGGACATCCTGTTCATTATGATGGAAGACAAGATTAGTTACTTCATCAACCGTATCCCAGCCTAGCCAGCCAAAGTGTGCGGATACGCATTTATTTGCGCAATTGAAGGGACTGTTGTCTATCTTGCCATCGAATCGTTGGACGGTGGTTTCCAGATCTAATACGAGGGTTTTAGTCATATGTTGAACCCCGCTAGCTTAGCGATGATCTTATTCTGGTTAAGAATAAAAGCGTTTAGCAAATCAAGCTGTTCATCCAGAAGATCTTTTATTTCGGGCGACTGTGTTTTTTTGTATGCCGCTTTGTTCTTCTCAAGCATTTCATAGAATTCTTTGAGGTCTGTTTCATTGAGCATCCGCTGACCCCCGCAATTTATGTAGAAGATCTACCGGGTTGCCGTAG